TCGTGGTAAAGAAGAAGAGAACGCGTCCGGCGCCCATGTCCAAACGTAGGGCGCCAAAGCCGAGCGAGATCGGCAAACTCATCAGGCTCATGGGTAGTACCCTTGGCACTGCTGGTGGGGCGATGGTGGGTGCACCGTCGGCAGGTGGAGTGGTTGGTTCCTCCCTGGCAGGTGCACTGAGTAGGTGGCTGGGTGCTGGTGATTACACCATCGGCGCCAACACTGTTGTCCAGCGCAATCTGAGTGCTTCACGCTCGATTCCGTCTATGCACAACGACTCTCAGTCAATCATCGTTCGACACAAAGAGTACCTCGGTGAGGTTCGAAGCTCAACTGCGTACAGTGTGCAGCAGTCATACCCTTTGAACCCTGGTATCCAACAAACCTTCCCCTGGCTGTCTGGCATCGCGTCACGGTTCCAGGAGTACACGATCAAGGGTGCAGTGTTCCACTACATCCCGTCGTCTGGCTCCGCCGTCTCGTCAACGAATGCGGCCCTGGGCACGGTCATGTTGCAAACCTCGTACCGAGCTACAGATGTCCCACCTTCCAGCAAGGTAGAAATGCTTAATGAGTATTGCAGCAATGAGGTGGTGCCGTCGGACACGATGGCACACCCCATCGAGTGCGACCCCAAGGAAAACCCGTTCAACGTCCAGTACGTTCGGACGTCGGCCATTCCAGTGGGTGAGAGCACTCTGTTGTACGATCTCGGCCAGACCCACCTGGCAGTTTCTGGTTGCCAGACCAACGGCAATGTGATCGGTGATCTGTGGATCACATATGAGGTTGAGTTGCGTAAGCCGCTCGTGGCCTCGAACGTGACCACTTCAGTCTACAGTGGCTTTGCACAAGCCACGAATCCAGCACTTGCTGGCAATGTGTTTGGTTCCTCAACGACCACACTCGTTGGGTCGCTGCCTGCAAGCATACTAGGATCGGTAATCACCTTTCCGAAGGGATACGTAGGCAAGTACCTGATCAATGTGTTCATCGCAGGAAACACCCTGGCGGTCAGTTTGGCCCCGGGGCCCACGGGAACCAATTGCAGCATAGTGCCTATCGATTCGTCCTTCGCCAGCTACGCCAACTTGTTTGGTGCGTCGCTGGTGACGGTCGCGTACGCTGTTGATATCACCGACCCAGCTGTTACACCCACGGTGTCTTTTCCGTGGAATGGTACCGGAACAATCACGGCCACGCGAGTCTTGATTTCTGAACTATAGACACTCCCGACGTATGTGTATGAAAATTCAAAACTAAAATATTATACGAAAACAACAACGTATGTGTCATCCTGATGTAATGGGCCCGTAAGTGAGCTCACGACTCCGCCGCTACAGCAGGATTAGGTTAAAGGGTGCCGTGTTGCCGGCGACAACGTGTGGTTCACGCCGCAGCCAGTGAACAAGGGATTATGTGACTCAGAGGTATGGGAGGTCTCTGAGTATGCCACACCCCTGGAGCGACCCCCCCCTACGTACTAGTAGCTGGGCCGATGAGAACTGACTGTAACCACCATCGATGCGCGTCGATGGATAGACTACCTCTGCCGGATGCGGGCAGAGGAGGCACAACCCATGTGCTAGCGTGTTGGAGGTGGGCTCTTCAACGATTCAGCTGTGTTTACACACCCGGG